GATAGAGGCCAATGCCCCACCAAAGAAAGATGCTGCTGAATTCCTTCCCTTGCCTAGTCACGTCACGCCTCCTCGACGGCTTCGGCGAGATGTCGCTCAATAAAACGTCTATCGCCGGTCGGAAGCAATCGGGCCGACCGGCCGCTGCAGGCCGTTCATGCGGGTTTTCCTAATGACGCGCGGCTCCGCTGCTCCGTCAAACGCCGCGATGCGTTCGGGACGCTGTGCGCGCGCAATGCCTCGATGTCGAGCTGCACGGCCGCCTTGTAATTTCTCGCTGCTGGTGCCGATGTCGGCACCGCCGATGTTGGCGCAGACGGAATGCTGCCAGCTGCGCTTAACGGGACCACCTGGGCTTGAGTCCTGGGCTCATCACCGAAAGCCACCGCATCTAGATCCTCGCTCGCGCGCGCTTCGTTCGGTGAGTAGATGCCGCTTTGCACGCCGCGGGCCAGCGCCTCGATCCGATCCTTTCGCGCCGATCGCAGCAACGCCCCTGTGTCAAATTCGGTAAATTCCTCCGGCTCGCCTGCGAGACAGAACAGCTGATCGAAGCTCTGCTCAATGTGGTTCAGACAAAAGCCCAACCCCGTTGCGAGCCAAAAATTCATCAGCGATTCGGTGCTGGTGGCCGGTGTGGTGGCCAAGCCGAGAAGTTGCAGCGGAATGCCGAACGCATAACAAATCCTCTCGGCGCTGAGCTTGGACAACTCCGCTAATTGCGCATCTTTGGCTGGCACCGCCCATGGTTCGACTTTGAGTCCAGACGTCAGGATCGGCGTGCCGCCTTGGGCCAGACCTTTTGCCTGCTCGTGCCATCTGTCACGCAGCTCCTGAACTTGCTCGCGGCTCAGCGTCAGATCGGTAGAAAGCACGGCGCTCGGCCGCGCCTGATTCGAATAAAATTGCAACTGCTGCTTGGTAAACGCGTCGCCAACGGCAACGTCGAGCAGCGCGGACATCAGCGGCGTCTCGCCGACCAGCGGATGTGGATAGCGATGGTTGCTTCGCAATCGGATGTGCAGCACATCTCGGGCGGGAACGAGAAACTGATGGCCGCCAGACAGGCGATCCAGCACATTGTTGCCAGCCAATCGAAAGAAAACTGAACCGTCCTCGGCGACCTGCGGCAGCGATTGCCGCGGATCCATCAAATGCAGCGCCTCAACCTCAAAACGGTGGTTGCGCAATGCCAACGCGTAAGCGTTGCCCTCACGATAAAGAGAATGAACTAAATTGAGCATGAAATTGCTCGCCGTCTCGTACTCATTCGGGCGATGTAATATGCGCGACAATGCCGAATTCTCCACGCGCGTGCGCCCGCCTTTCGTGTTTTTCCTCCAATGTGCGCCTGGCGCGAGCAGCGCGACCGATTCCGCATATAGCGAGATGCAACGTTCAACGATCGCCGATCGCTCACCACTCGTCGGACTGATTCCGGTCTGCCACCAATTTATGCCGACGCCGTCCGGTAGCCAGCCGCCGGTGATCGGCAAATAATAAGGCCCTCGCCGCGGTTCTCCTTCAGCAGCGCGAACCAAAGGCGAGAGCACGCGAGTGACGAAAGAGCGCACAGTTGGCATCATGATCATTACCCAACTTGAGCGTGATATTCCTCGAATAGGCCACGCAGATTCAGCACCGGCGCAAAAGTGCCATCGGATAATTGCGCCCGCGCGGTGAACCTTTTGCTATCGACGAGCCAGCCCTTAATCGTGACGACTTGCTTGACAGTCTTCGTAATGCCGTTGCGGCCGCGAGCACCACGATCGCCTTTGTCGCCCTTGAGACCTCTCAAGCCTTGAGGCCCGCGCTTCGCCTCATCGCGCCGCGCTTGCCGTTCCTCGAGCCGCGTCGCGATCTCGGCAACTTGCCGGTCAACCGTTGTCTTCTGCTGAAGTTGATCCTTAAGGTCGGCGATATGCTTTTTGAGGGTCGCAATCTCATCATCACGCTGCGCCAACTCGCTGGCGTAGTGGTTGCCAATTGCATCTCTCAAAATTGCGATGCGCTGCTCGCCGGTCGCGGCGATCTCGCCGAGGCGCCGCTCAATCTTCGCCAAGCGATCCCAAGCGGGCTCGCCGTGCCCGTTCGCCTTTATTTCATCGAGCATGCTCATCGGAGACTCCCTTCGGCGCCATCGCCCGGTCGCGCGCGGCGGCGATTAAATTCGACAACAATTGCAGACTTTCTGCGACAACTCTTCGCTCCGCGCCTTCCCCCATCAGCGGCAGAAGGATCGAACTGAGTTGCTTCAATAGCTCCGCAGCCTTTGCCAGGGCGACGCGCCGCTCGCGATCGAGAACGGCTTTGCGGGTGCCGTCAACCAAGTAGGTTGTGACGCCGTTTTCTCCTACACACGAAATGATCCGATGATTCTCGCCGTCGACGCAAAGCACCTGCTCTGAGAGACGCCGGACCTGAACCGGCACATTGGTTTTGCGATCGGGATAGCCGAGAGGGCCAAGCTCGCAAAGCATCGCTTCGATACTTTCGCCGATCCTCCGCGACGATTTCACGATGACGTAGGAGAGCATGAGCGATTCCTCTCGTATATTACATCGGCTCGCCCGGCCGAACGTCAACCACCGGCGCCGCCATTTCACGCCAAACGTTCCTCAGCCGCGAACTTCTCCTCGGCAGCCTTCATCTCGTCGTCGTTCTTGCGCCACGCCGCCTGTTCGATCAGCAGCAGCGCCGCATAGCGTGCGATCGCGTGGACGCCCTCCGAAATCCGCCTCCGCTCCTCCCAATCCTTCTCGGACTCGCGGATCTTGCGAAGCAGCTCGTGGGCAACATCATCTTCTATCTCAATTGCGAACTCGTCGCGCTTCTTGTCGTCGGGCCAGGCGGGAGTCCTGTCGTTGATGTGCTCGAACAGCCAGTGCAACCGCCTTTGGTCGCGAAGCTCCACTGCCTCACGCGCGACTGCAGCAATGAACTGCTCGCTCGCGTGCAGATAGTGTTGCCGCATGAACCCCTCGACGCCGTCGTCCGGGTTGATGCCATGATCAAGCAGATAGCTTGCAGCTTCGACTACATCCAACTGTGAGTACCTCATTAGTTGCTCCTTGTTTTTGGGCCGATGACGGCTAGCCGAGATTGAGCCGCCTTCACGACCTTCGGCTGCTGCGGATCGCTCGCCGTTAATTGGATTTTATCGCTGGGGCAGATGGGCGGCCCGGCAAGCGACAACCACTTGCGCGTGATCCGAACGGTATAGCCGCAACACGAGCACTCACACTTGAGCATGCGCGTGCCTTGCTTTGGCGTGTAGGTGAGAAACCCAGCCGGGTATGGCCCGATGCGTTTAAACAGCGTCTCCACCCACGCGGTGAATTCCGGCGCTGGCGTCGTCGATCGCATCGGCCCCTGCAGCCCGATCTTGAGCGCGCACTGTTTAAACGGCTTCTTGTGTCCGGCTGCAGTACCGACCGTGGCGTGCACGAGTTCATGCGCCAGCACATCGAGGATGCGTGCGCCCTCGGTCAGCTCCGGCGAGATGAACAATTCCGCGTGCTGATCACTCGACGCGTCGGTCGCCCAACACTCGCCGATCGCACCACACGTCGCCGCCCGCTTGGGCCAGCCAATCGATACGCGAACCTTCTCCGGTATCGCATAGCCGGTGTCGGCAAATTTCGCACGTAGCGCCTCCACAGCGGCTTCCAGCCACCTCTGGCGCTCGAGCGAGGAGGTGATCGCTATCGTTTGCGGTTCAGTATCGGACGATCCGATACCAACTTCTGATGCGCGCTGTTTAAACGTCGTGTCGCGTTTGAGCGCGCGCGTTTGTCTGCGCTTGGCCATGGTCTCGCTCTCCCTGCTTGGGGTTGGATCGTACGATTGAAAACGCTGGCGTTCGGGGGGCCGGGAACCGTACCCGCAAAATCGGATCACCTAAGTGGAGGGGGATCCCCAAGAGCAATGCGATGCACGACCATTGCCGCTAACATACCAACGCATGTCCCAGCAACGCTCGCGGCGAAGTCGATGAACTGGGGGTGACGACCTGGTATCCACCGCTGCGCCACTTCCAGCGCCGCCGCGAGCAAAATAAGCATCACAATCATTCCGAACCGCGACTTGCTGGCCGGATATCCCAGCCCGAGAAGGCCG